CATCTGACATAGCCATTTTCGTTCTCTGCTTGTTAGCATAAATTTTACTACCAGCAGATACGGCTAATTTAATTGCCGACAACCACATGGATTAGTACCACTTAGCTTTTACAGGTTTTTTGTCAGCTCTCATCGCTTTAGTTCCTCTAACAGTAACTGTTTGAGTTTCTTGCGGGTTTGTAGCTTCAATAGTAACGCCACCTGTTTGGTAACCGTCTTTGCCAACACCTAATTCTTTTGTAACTTTAGGTTCTTTGACCATTATTGCGCCTCTTTGCCAATCTTTATCCATAATTTTCTCCTTGAGTGTTAATATACTTAATTTTTCTTAAAGTTTCTACCAAAATCGTGTCGTTTACTACGATCAGCCATTTGTTGTCTCTCTAAAGCAGCATCTGCTGACATAACTTGTTTAGTTAGCGAAGTATCTGCTCTTAATTCAGCTAATTCTTCGTTTTGTTCTTGTTTATCTTCGAACTGTGCTTGGTTTTGCATAGCTCTCATAGTATCTAAGCTAATTCTACCTTCATCGTAAGCTTTTTTAGCTTCGTTTTGTCTAGCTTTGATGTCTAATTCTCTAGATTTTAGTTTAAGTAATGGATCACCACCTAATTCACTAATAATTTTTTCTTCTTCAGCCATATAATCTTTAACCATTTCAGAAATTAACACTGCTTTTCTTGCATTAATAGTATTAGTAAGCTGAGTTACTTGTTGAACTAGTTGTTGATTTTGTGGTTGTTGTTGTAACATCTGTTGCATCTGTTGTGCTTGTGCTAATTCTTCTTGAAATTCTAATTGAATTTGTTCTTGTGCCATCAAACTAATTCGCTCCAATATATTTTTTTGTAATGCACCCATAATTATTGGTGAATTCTGCACCATGTTAGATTGCATAAAATTTAAGTGTGAATCAATGTGGGCTTTATGGTCTTGACCTGGAAAAGCTTGAAAAGGTTTCATACCCATTGCTGCAATTTCTTCAAGTGCAGGATCAATAGGTTGAGGTTGTTGCGGTGGAGGTAATATTGCATTAATATTTTTAACCCCTACCGCTTCATACATAGATCTATACGCTTGATAAAGATCATGTATCTGAGGATTCGATTGCGCTAATTGTAATTCCATTTGCGCCATAGAAATTCTTTGTGTTTGACTAAATATGTTAGGATCAGCAACAGGAAGTATATCTACCTTCTCATCAAAGTCTGCGACTTTAACATTTCTAGTAGCACCAGGAACATCATAAGGATATTCAGGTGGTAAGTAAGTTTTAAATACTTCTGCTAGTAATTTAAATTCTGTTTTAAGACCAACGTATAGTCTTTTGTGGATCGCTGACATTACACGTGAACCACGTTCTAATAATGCAACTGTAGTTCCAACTGCAGCTTGTTGATTCATATCGCCCACTTGTGCATCTGCAATACTTGCAAATCTTTGACCTGCATTAACTACAACTCCCATTAATTGTAAAAGAGTTTGGTCTGGTCCTTTAAA